AGTGAGGACTGAACGCGATGAGGCGCAAGAGAAGTGCGCGAGACTTGAACGAGAGAATGCAGACCTTAGGACTACGGTAGTAATGTCGGATAAGCGAAAATGGGAACTGATAAAGGAAAACGCCGAGCTGAAGAGACTGTTTGAGCAGATGCGGGTTGCCCTTTTATGGCTTCACAGATGGGTGCAGGCCGAAGCCGAACACTTCCAGGCCAATACACCCGACGATGATATTTTAAAAAAAGTTGAAGCCGCGCTTGAAGCGGCGGAAGGCGGCAAATATGAGATCACCAACCGTTAAAACCTGTCCGGTCATGGAGGCGATGGCTAAAAAGCTTCTCGGTTATGACATGGTTGATTGTGCAGAACGTGCAAGAATGGTTAAACGCGCTGCAAAAGCCGGATCAGTCGCGGCAAAAAAAGTGCAGCAAGGCCGCTCTGTTAAGGGTTTTTTGGCCTGGGTCGGCTCTGATTTCCGCGTAAAAATTGAGATGGAAGACTTAAAAACCTATGTCACGACAGGGCATGGCCGGTATGAACTCGATCAGTTAATTGAAGCATGGGAGGCATCTCACCAATGACAGAAAACCTTAAAAGAGAAGGCTTGGCTTATTTGATGAATTCAAGAAGTGAACATTATTTCGTAGGTGGCCTTGATTATGGCCGAACCATGAACCAGCCGTTATGCAAGGCATGCGAAAAGGCGCTTGCGAAGCGAGAAGCGAAAAAGGCGGTGAAGCCGTGAACAACTACACAGAATGGGAACGGGCCGAACTCAGGCGGCTTTATGAACTGGTGTTTAAAAAGAAGCGATAAGTAAAGGCTCCGGCAACAACCGGGGCTTTTTTTTGTTTAAGTTTGAAAATAAATAAAATATGTATTGACAAGTGTATATCAAAATGCTATTATTAAATCATGGAACGGGAACGAAATTAAAAAAGTGGGAGAACAAAAATGGAAATCAGAACAATCAAGGCTCAGAAAACTACAGTAACTGTTAAAAGAGCTGACGGCTCGGTTGAAACTCTTGATATTGCCGCGAAAATCGGCTCTTGCAGCAAGGTTGGTTTTGAAAATATAATACTACCTAAAATCGTAGCCGCCAACAAAGCCGCCGGAACAATCGTAACCGCATGGACGCACGAGGACGCGCAGACTGTTATTATCTGGTCTGATGCCGAAATTAAAGCAGCAAAAGAAGAAAAAGAATACCTTGCAAGCCGCGCTAAAGTGCTTAATGCTCTTAACTCTTAATTGATTAGCGGGCCACCGGCTTACTGGTGGCAAAATAAAAATCAGGAGAAATCAAAATGAAAACTTTCAAAAACACAAATGAAAAATATGGCGACGCTGGCCCATTTGAAGCAACATGTTTAGACGCCCTCAAAGTTAGCATGATGGGCAACTTTGAAAGACGGGCTGATGAGGCGATTGCAGCCGGCGACGGAAGACCGGCTATAGACATTATTGCCGAAATGGCAACAGAGTTTGAAAGTGGTATTGAAGAAATCACCACAGTGCCAGTGTTTGAAAACGGTGGATTGTCAGCAAGCATGGAAATTAACCCTGATGCGTGTGAGTCGACCGGCGAAAACGCCGAGCCAACAAACAGGTGCCTTTCCGGCACAGATGACTTCTGGGCCGCGGAAGAATGGAGAGAAGCCGCGATTATGCCCGATGGACGCGAATGCCAGAAATACTATCTGTTTGCCGTCGAAGACATCACCGATGATGACGGCAATCGGCTCGAAGCCGATTGCTACCCGTGGGTAGCCGAGCATGTTAGCAGAATCGTTGTAAACCAGGAGTAAGCATGAAAAAATTAATCAGTATCCGACTGAGCGACCGCGACCGCGCCCTTCTTGTGGGCCTGGCCGCAAAACTCCAGATGAGCCAGGCTGACGTGATCAGCCGCGCCCTTGAGAAATACGCGGAGCAGAAGCAATAAACGCAAGCAGCACAAACCCCGTAGCAATACGGGGTTATTTTTTTGCCCGGAATAAGCGACGATTTTAACACGGGGGGGGGTGTAAGTCGAAAAGTAAAACTAAATAGCAGGAAGACCCAAAAGAATCCAAAAGGGCAGCATATTAATCTGATGTTGTCCTTTTTTATTTCTGTTCTTTTAAAAAGTTTAGGTTTGCTTTTTTGATAACGCAACGTTTCGCAACTTGGTTTGACAGGTTGCGTTTGGTTGCGGTATGATTGCAGTTTATGCAAAGCAAAACAACGGGAGGGGTATGTGTGAAAAAAACACAAAAAAGGTACTCCGAAAGGAGGCGGCTGAAAGAGGGTTAGAAAGAGGGCGGGCTTTCACTACTTAGCGTGTATTTTTCAGCGTTTACTTTAGGACAAGCACCACCAGCGGATTACAGACACTGCTTAACGTTCATAAAACAAAAGCCGCATGAACAGCTGGAAACTATCAAAAGAGGCATATATGGCCGAAACAGAACAAAAAGAAAAAAACAACAACGATACAAGCCGCTTCAAGTGGGTGGTTGAAGTTGCCGAGCTTGCCAACTTTATGGGCGTGACCGTAATGACCATAAGCAACTGGAACAAAAGCGGTATGCCCAAACTGGAACGCGGCAAATACAATCTAAAAGACTGCTGGCGCTGGTGGCTTAAAAATATCTACATGCCCAAAGAAAGCACCAAGAAAGCCACCGGCGACCACGAAAGATTTATGGCGGCAAAAGCAGATAACGAAGAAATCAAGCGCGACAAGTGGAGAGAGATTTTAATACTGAAAGATAAGGTCATAGCAGAGTTCGCCGGTCGCGCTGCCGATCTGAAAACAACCCTGCGAGCTTTCCGGTATCGTCTTGCGCCCGTTCTTGAGGGCAAAACATCAGAAGAAATCGCCCTGCTAATCGGCGGCGAAGTCGACCGCCTGCTCGAAAACTTTTGTCGCAACGGCAAATACATCGAAACGCCAGCAGCATCGGCAGCAAAACCAACAACGGCAAAGAAAAAGCCAGCAAAAAAGAAGCGCAAAAAATGACCGACTACGAATTATATAAGGCCGAACAGGAAGCGTTAAGCCCGCCGCCTAACATGACGGTGGCCGAATGGGTCGAAGCACACCGCATTTTATCTAAGGGCAGTGCCGAACCTGGACCAAAAAGAATCAGCAGAACGCCGGCGGTTGCAATAGTCTACGATTGGTTCGAGAACCCTTCGATCCGGGAAGCCACCATACAAAAACCGGCGCAATGTGGCTTAACTGATGCGGTAGTCGACCTGATTTTATGGATAAGTGAAAACGACCCGTCACCAACCGCGCTGTTTTTGGCTGATCAAGATACGGCCCGGAAGCTGATGAAGTTTCGTATCGTGCCCGCGCTTGAAGCATTGGGCAAAGTCAGAGTAAGCAAAGACAACCGCGACAAAGACGTTACCAAGTTTGAATGCAGCCTGACCAACGGCTTTTATTTGATGGTTTCATGGGGCAGCTCAATCGCACAAACCGCGTCGATGTCATTCAAATACGTATTCTGCGACGAGATAAACAAACCCGGCTATGATGCAAATAAGGAAGAAGGCAACAGCCTTGGTCGTATTCGTGAGCGCATGGAAACTTACCCGGACAGCAAGTTTTTTAAATTCTCGACGCCAACGCTAGACACCGGCAGGGTAACAAAAGAAATCAACCTGGCTGACGTTATTCACGATCTGCAAGTGCCTTGTAAATCATGCGGCGGCTTCCAGATTTTAAGCTTCAAAAACGTGATCTGGGAAGGCGGCGGCGCAGCAACTCGCGAACAAACAGAAGAAACCGCCCGCTATAAATGCGAGCATTGCGGCGATCTTTGGACAACGACCGATAAAAATCTTGCGCTTGAACATGGCCGCTTTGTGCCGCGTATCGATTGCCATAAGCCAAAGCACGTAGGCTTACAAATCCACCGCTTATGCAGCTTATTCAAAGGCGGCAGGCTTCCCGAAATGGTCAAGCGTTGGATTGACGCAAACAATGAAGGCCCGAAAGAGATTCAGAACGTAGTCAACAGCATCTTCGGCGAGCCGTGGGTGCAGCGCATATCAGCGTCACAGGGC